TGATGTTGCATGGTCGTTAAACAACATCACCGACACGAGTGGGGGTGGACGATATCTTTGGGCGAGCTTTACGTATTATACGAATTCATAGGTAGGGCACATATGGCACTTGAAAAGCGAATAAGTGAGGACAAGATTGAATTTATCGGAGCTGCACGGTCCTTGCAGATACGTGAGCTTACTGAAGTCTTGGATGATGGGGTCGTCATTAGCCATTCGTTTCATCGGCGCGTGCTCTCTCCCTGCAAACGAGACGATGGCGAGTGGGTGCCGAACGATCTGCCAGATGAGTCGCCCTACATCCAAGGCATTGCAGATGCCGCATGGGATGACGATGCCAGAGCCGCCTTTATCGCGCAGGATGCACAAGGGGCTCCCCTCGGGAATTAACAGAAAGGATTAGCATGACAGCATCACCGCCACGGGACATTACCGTTGAGGATTTACTCAAGATTATTGGCGACAAGGAAGTGCAGATCGCCAGGCTGAATGGGCACATACAGATACTCACGGCACAGATTGAAGAGCTGTGCAATACCCCATTGCCAACGCCGCTTAAAGCCGCTAAAGAGAAAGCGTCCTGATGAGCAAGCGATACGCACCGCGCAATCACGAAGTGCGGGAGCCGCCCGTGGAGAAGCTCCTCGTGAACCCACAGAATGCGCGGAATCGTGAGCAGGATCAGAATGTGCGTATCGCCAGAGACAAGGGACGCACGGCGCGGATCTCGGGCAAGGATGTCTGGTTGAATCCGTTCACCGGCTTACGGGCGCGGGCATGGACGCGAGGGTGGGAAGAGGCGTCATAGGCGGACATCATGAGCGACGATGGCGATTGGGTCGAGATGAAACGCTTGGTGCTAGACCGTCTGGACCAGCAGCGACGGCAGCTTGATGATGTGAGTGAGAGTGTCGTGAAAATCAACACCCAGTTGGCGATCATGTCTGACCGTGAAGACCGGGAGATGGCCGTAGCGAAGAGCGCCTCGATGAAAGTAGCCGGGGTGATCGGATCGTTGGTCTCGGCATTAGTGGCCGGGTTAATGGGAGTGTTTGGGGGCGAGTGATGGCGTATCCCATTCAGCTACAGATTTTCACCACGTTCATGGGGACCCAAGAGGGAATCCATTCCGTGGCATTGCCGGCCATTTTCTCATCATCCGGCTCACGCAATCTCTGGATTGACAAGCTCGGGCGGGCGAAGAAGATCCTGGGCTATACCAAGAAGAACTCGTCAGCGGTTACGACAGATACAGGCGGCAGTGCTACGCGCCTCACTGCCTTACGAGCATTTCGGAAGACTGTGGGGGTAGACCCCAGACAAGTGCTCGGATTGTTTGACGACGGGAGTGATGAAGTCGAGCTGTTCTATAGCGCGAATGATGGTGAAACATGGACCTTCATTCACGATTTCGGGTCTGAAGAAGTCGGGATACGCCCAGACTTTGCCCAAGTGGATGATGTGCTCTACATCACGCTCGGGAATGCCGAAGCCCCACGCACCTGGAATGGGTCTGCACTTGGAACGGCAGGGCCAACAATACGGTCCCCAGCACCATCGGGGAGTGCGGGCAGCACACTCGGACAACTCAACGGCTCGTACACGTGGAAGCTCGTCAGTGTCGATGGCACGGAAACACGGGTGGCCGGGTCAACCACCTCCGGGGTCGTGCAGGTTGAGAATAAGAGTGTGACCGTTTCGTGGACCGCCGACTCTGACACAGACATTACGGGCTACGAACTCTATCGCACCACAGGCACGGGCACGACATTCTATTTTGTCTCCTTTATCGCAGGCCGCACGACGACGAGCTATGTCGACAACAACTCGGATCTCGATATTCTCGCGAATCGTGCGCTGGAAGAACATGGTGATGCGCCACCTGCGGGCACCTATTTCGTCGAGCCCCATAAACAGCGGCTCTGGTGGGGACGCACCAACGCCAATCCTCGTCGTGTGCAATGGTCAGACCCAGGACAGCCCGATCAGGTGGGAGACAATAACTACCTCGACTTTACGGATGAGTCTCATGGATCAATCGGGGACGTTATTACCGGGCTCAGCGGGGATTACGACGGTATGTTGGTGGTGTTCCAGGAGCAAAGCATCTGGACCGTATCGGGTAGCGGACAAATCGCCAACAGCGTTATGGATTGGCGACGGACTCGAACCAATGCCATAGCCGGGACAGTCTCACATAACTCGGTCGTGACGGTGCCCGTAGGCGCGATCTATACAGACACGTCCGGGAAGTCGGCCTCCGTGGGCAAGAATGTCCTGGCCTATTTCACGCCGCTCGGGGACATCCGACTCTTTGACGGAAATAACGATACGATCATCTCGACGGCGGTAAAGACGACGCTATCACAGTTCGCCTACGAGTACCGGAAGAAGGTCCATGCCATCCATGACATTGAGCGAGGGCATGTGGTCTGGTTCTTCCCTGGTCCGGCGAAGGCTGCTGAAGATGCCCGTGAATGCACGCGGGCGGTTGTCTGGAATTATCGTTGGGGCGTCTGGTATGAATGGCCCAATATGCCTTTGGCCTCGGCAACAACCTTGGAGAACGTATCAGACGCGCAGCTCATTCTGGCTGGCGAAGCGCAGACGAGCAAAGGCGGTTATTGCTACGAATTCTTCACAGGGGATAGTTTTGACGGCGAGAACATTCCGGCGCGGTGGTTGACTAAAGTCCTCTATGGGCAGGATGGGCAGCAACCCTTGATGGCGTACAACAAGCGGTGGCGTTGGCTGGACTTTATTGCAGAAGCTGACGCGGATGTCACATTGACCGTAGAGTGGATGTCTGGAGATTCCTCAGACGAGGCGGTCTCGCGTGGGGCGGCGGCACGGTCACTGGTTCCCGTCGGATTGGCGTTAATCACGGCAGACGCGGGTCGTTTGGTCACCGCGAATAGCACGGCGGCGGATCGCACGCCAATCGTCTCGCATCATGAGTCGGCGCATCGCATTATTAAGTTGCAGTCATCGAATGGGTATTACGTTGAAGATGTCGGGATGCGGGTGAGGATTAGCGATGATTCGACAGATGGCAGTTGGAGCTTGGAAGGGATGACACTCGGCTATCAGATGTTGCCGGGGGCATCTCGTCGGATGCAGGGCTAATGGCACGTAGTCATGCCCCGCTCTTGATACAGGCTCCTGATTTTGGGCGTATCCGTGAGGAAACGGGTGTCTGGACAGAGGAGGCGATTCGATCCTTGTATTCATTCTCGGAGGATACACGTCGGCGCATTCTCGATATTGAACGGATGTTCGACTGGACGGAGGTGCCCTACGCGGCAGGCACGTTCTCGGCGAACAGTGGCACCTGGACCGTGGCAGAAGCGGACCAGAAGCTCTATCGCTTTACCAAGGTCGGACGCACGGTAAGTGTGAACTTCTTCTTCGAGGACACCACGACGGGCTCGGGGATGGGGACCCAGTTGCGAATCAAGATGCCCTTTGGAATCAAGGCGGCGGCTACCACGTATATGGGGCCGTTGATCATTCGTGGGAGTGTGAATACCGAGGGCTACGTGACCACCGAGGGCACCGATACGTTGTATTGCTATCGGACGGACCATGCCGCATGGCCGTCGAGCATCACAGATAATCTGGATATTCGCGGATCATTGACCTGTCAGGTGACAGATTAAGCGACCCAGGCGGGAGACAAGTAATTATGGCACCAATTCCATGGGGGCTAATAGCATCCGCAGGTTTTGGAGGACTGCAAAGTCTTATGGGCAGTGGCGACCAAGACGAGGGGTCGCCGAACTTGCTGGTGCAGGGATTCCCTGGTCCGGTAGGCGACCCCGGTGGCCCGCCGACACGAGCGGGTCTTGAAGGGTCGGCGCTCGGAGATGCGGTCACCGCCCAAGAAAACTGGTTGTCGTCGCTCGTCGGGCACGCGATGGCACCAGTCTCGTTGCCGGGGGCCGTCGTCCAACCAGTGCAACGATATGCCGGTGGGGCGCTTCCAATGCAGTTCGGGGTGACTGGAGTGGACCCCGCATGGGCGCAGCCCGGTCAAACGGTATTAGGTGGGTTAAATGTAGAGGGGATGGATTATACCCCGCAACAAGACCCGACGTTCTTTAATAACGAACTTCTGCGGTTCTGGTCCGCCTTGCAGATGGCCGGTGCGGC